ACCAGCCGTTCCATCATCGGCTTATCCAAGTACGGCATCATGGTCAACAGCGAGACAGGCAAGGCGCTGGTCCGCTACCTGGCCGACGTGGAGCAGCTCAACTATGACCTGATCCCGGAGGTCGCCAGCGTGGGACGGCTGGGCTGGATTGAGGGCTACGGCTTTTCCCCCTACGAGGAGGAACTGGTCTTTGACGGGGAGGAGACCTACCGCACCCGCTTTGAGAGCATCCAGGAACACGGGAGCCGGGAGAAGTGGCTGGACTGCGTGAGGGCCGTCCGGTCTGGCGAAACCCCCGGAAACGTGATCGCCCGCATCGTCCTAGCCGCCTCCTTCGCCTCCGTTCTGGTGGGCCCATGCCACTGTCTTCCCTTTTTCGTCCACCTGTGGGGCGGCAGCGAAACCGGCAAAAGCCTGAGCCTTGTCCTGGCTGCCAGCGTGTGGGCCAACCCCGAGATCGGCATCTACATCCAGACTTTCAACGCCACGGAAGTGGGCAAGGAGCTGGGGGCGGCGTTCTGCAACTCCCTCCCGCTCATCATCGACGAGCTCCAACTGGTCAAGGACAACCGAAAGGACTTCGACCGGATGATCTATCAGCTGTCCGAGGGTGTAGGCCGGGCCAGAGGCCGAAAACAGGGTGGTCTCCAAAAAACTCCAACCTGGAGAAACTGCGTCATTACCACGGGCGAGTTTCCCATCATTTCGGCCAATAGCGGAGAGGGTGCGGTCAACCGCACAATCGAGGTTGACTGCCATGACACAAAACTTTTTGACGAGCCGAAAAGGACGGCCACCAGCCTGTACGCCAATTATGGGTTTGCCGGCCGGGAGTTTGTGGAACACCTGATGGAGACCGGCACAATGGAGCGCGTCCAAAGTCTTCAGGAGGCTATGCAGGACGCAATCAAGACCGGGGACACCATGGACAAGCAGACGGCCTCTGCGGCGCTCATATTGGCCGCTGACAGACTAGCGGAGGAATGGATTTTCCAGGACGGGATATTGCTCCAGCCGGAGGATATCCGCCCATATCTAGTATCCAAGGAGGCCGTCAACCAGAACGCACGCGCCCTGCAATTCCTGTATGACTACATCAACATCAACCAGGGCCGGTTTACGCCGGACGCCGACAGACAGGGCGAGGTATGGGGAGACTTGGACGACGACTACGCCTATATCATCCGATCCAAGTTCGACCAGATCCTGGCCGACGAGGGTTACAACGCCGCTGCGTTCCTGGGATGGGCGAAAAAAAGCGGTTACATCAAGTGCGGGAAAGACGGGAAACCCACGGTCGTGAAGAAAATCAACGGGCGCTCTTGCAGGTGCGTTTTTCTCAAACTTCCAGAAAATGTTGCGGAATTTGATGAAAATGACGACTTTTTGATACCATAATGAGGTTACCGGTTACCCAAGTTACCCTATTTTCAATGTTTTTTTAATAGCAAAAAAATTGTGTACGCAATTTTTATTTTTTTGAAACTACAAAATAGTTGGGTAACAGGGTAACCGATCCCGGAACCCGTTGTGGGAGTAAGCGTTGAGTGGTTACCCACCATGGGTAACCGTAGGTAACTTTGGGTAACGAAGGAGGGGGAAGGATGATTTTTCCGTTTGAAACAATAGCGGCTAATGGAGAACCGATGCCGGATGGACTGGACCTCCCAGACCAGTACGCATTTCAATTCTTGGCAAATATGTACGCAAGAATTAGAAACGGGAATTTAGACCGAGAGCAGGCGGCAAAAGAAAAAGGTGCAATGACCTATAAACACTCTATTGCAAAAAATATTTTAAAATCATCTTCCATTATGGCGAAATATTGGGCTGACTTGAGACGAGATATAGAATGCATACATACCGCTTACATAAAAAATCCGACAAAGGAAAACGCAGATGCCCTGAGCGCCGCCTTAGACGGGAGGCTGTAATCATGCTGACACAAGACGAACATGCCCGGCGGATGGAGTTGTACCGGGCCGGGCTGAGTGACCGGGAGATGGCGGAAAAGCTGTTTTTGTCCCGGGCGACAATCCATTACTGGCGGAAGAAACACAGCCTGCCCAGCAATTCCAGGCAGCGGCACATCACCCAGGATGAGGCGGACAGGATGATGGAGCTGTACCGGCAGGGGCTGAGCGACAAGAAGATCGCCAGGCAGGTGGGCCGGGCTGCCTGTACTGTGGGAAATTGGAGAGCACGGAACGGGCTGAAACCGCATTACAGAAAATACGGAGGCAAATATGTGGCGCAGGATTGAGGGGTATAAACACCCGTACCGGATCAATGAGCAGGGAGAGGTGCAGCGGTTCCGCTGGGGACGCTGGATGCCGATGAAAATCCATTTGGAAAATCGAGCGGAGGTACGCCTGCGCGGATTGGACGGGAAGCAGAAGCAGGTCGGGGTGTTTCGGCTCCTGGACGAATGCTTCTGCGGGGGCTATGCCAGAAAAAACGGGCTGTGTGTCGGGCCGAAAAACGGAGTCAAGATGGACTGTACGCTGGAAAATATGGCGTACAGGAGGCGGTCTGAAATCGGCAGAAAGTCGATGGAAAGAACGATGCGAAAGCCTGTGATCCGCTATGACCGGAATGGAGAGGCCACAGCGTACGGGAGCATAAGAGAGGCCGCCAGAAAAAATGGGATGACAGAATTCGCTCTGGGCAGGAGGCTGTACAGGGGCGTTCTGGACCCAAGAGGATACAGATTCGAGGTGGAGCGGTGAACACGGATGTGATGTTTTCCAGCAAATCAGACCTGTGGGAGACGCCCCAGGACCTGTTTGACAAGCTGGATGCCGAATTTCACTTTAACATGGATGTGTGCGCCCTGCCGGAAAACGCGAAGTGCGCGGCATATTACACGCCGGAGATGGACGGGCTCTCTCAGCCCTGGTATGGGCGCTGCTGGTGCAATCCGCCATACGGACGAGGTGTGGGTGCCTGGGTACAGAAGGCGGTCAGGAGCGCGCTGGAGGGGGCCACGGTGGTTATGCTGCTGCCAGCCAGGACGGATACACAGTGGTTCCACCGGTGGATTTATCGCAGGGCCGAGATTCGTTTTTTGCCCGGGCGGCTGAAATTCGGAGGGGCAAAGAACAGCGCGCCGTTTCCGTCGATGGTTTGCATATGGGGAGGTTGAACAGATGGATGATGTAAAACGCGCCATCCTGGGCGACCACGAGGCGGCACCTTACCCAGAGTGCTGCAATGGGTGCCGATGGAAGGGAAGGCACCAGAAGTGTTCCTGCTGTCGCAGAAATGCGAACCTGAAGGATTGCTATGAGGCCGCTCAGAACACCCGCTCACCGATTCTGAGCGCGGAGGAGATGGAGATGCTGGAGGAGAAAAACAATGTCTGAATTGAAACAATGTCCAAACTGTGGGGGCCTCCCAAGACTGTATAGAAAAAGGAACAAAGTTTTTTACGAATGCAACGGGGACTGCTGGACGAGAACACACGCCTATTATAACGAAGCGGACGCCGCCAAAGAGTGGAACACTTTGAAAAAGTCTGAGAAAGTAGAGCCGCTGAAGGGGATGGAATGAGCCTCGGAGAGTATTTCTGCCTTGACAATCCCTCCTTTCAAATCAAAACAGACGAGAATGGAAACACCGTGGCCTCTGCAATAAGAAAGGCGTTTGTTCTCTGGAAAGAAGATGTCGACAACTACATCATCGACGAGATTATCAAGATGTGCAAGGAGAATGGAATTACGGACCTGTATGTGCTGAACGGAAATTTCATCCTGTCGGCCATCAGAGAGAAGATGGAAAGGAGGCCCAGCCATGAGCATGACGCGGGAAGAAGCGATTGAATTTTTGAGCCAGTACATAGACAACGAATGTTACACGGAGAAATGCCAAGAGGCGCACAGAATGGCTATCTCCGCCCTTCGCCCCGTCAGCCGGGAGCAGGTGGAGCGGATGCGGGGTGAGTGGAGATCAATCCACGGGTTGTCAGAGTATTACTGTTCGCGCTGTGGAGAAGAATTTGAAATCCACGCCTACGACAAGGAAAAATACAGATTTTGCCCGCACTGTATGGCTCCCATGACGGACGAGGCCGTGCAGATGGTGATGGAGAGATTGGAGGCGCTGAAAGATGGCTGATTTGTGCGATACTTGCGCTTTTGAGGATGCTTGCCCAAGTGCGCATTTTAATAAGACAGAATCAAGTATCTGCGCATTTTACAAAAGTATGCGGGAAGATAGGCCAGATGGGACGTTTTGGAGGGAGGCGCTAAAAGATGACAGTACGACCGATTGACGGTAACGATTTTATTCGGCGACTAACGCTTGATACTAGTAAAGGTCATTATGGCGAGTTTATGGATGGGAGCGAAGTTGCTTTCACTTCCAGAGAAATTGCGGCGTTTGTAGAACAGATGCCCACTCTCACCCCGCCGAACGAGTGGGTGAGGGTGGAGGAGAGGAGGCCGAAATACAACATTCGAGAAGATGGAGAGCTTGTCAGTAGCAAAATTCTGTGCTACTGCGAAACGGATAAGACGGTACATCTTGCCGTTTCGCGAAAATTTTACACAGCGAGAAAAGGAGAAATCGTACACCCTGTTTTCAGGTATTACGATGAGTGGGGCGATGAGATTGAAGATGTTTCTCACTGGATGCCCTTGCCCGCACCGCCTGACCGGCGCCCGCCGGAGGGCGAGGAGGACACCTGATGGACAGTGAGAAGCTGATTGAACGGCTACGCAACAACAATATAGAGAACAACTGTCATGATTGCGCTCTTGGATATTACGCATTTGAAGCCGCCACCGCCCTCTCCGCGCTCCAGGTCGAAAACGAGAAGCTGCGGGCCGAGCTGGAGCAGAAAGAAAAATACTATGAACAGATGGTCGATGCATTTGCGGCAACCGAGAGCGCCGAACTGGAGCAGGTGAAGCGGGAACGGGCTGCGGCGGTGGAGGATGTGGCCGCAATTATAGGAGACGTTGAAGAAATCCGCCGAGGATACGGCGTGGACAACGCAGACGCTGACGGCGCTTTTGCGGAATTGTGCGAAACGTATTGCGCCAACAAAGGCCGCTTCTGCTACGCAGAGTGTGAAAAATACCATTGCAAGAATTTCAAGTGGCGCGGCCAGAAGGAGGACTGACATGGAACGGTTGACAAAACGGAATTGCCATGATTTTGCAATACCAACACGAGGAACTGATGCTGTCTCTATGCTCCAGGCTATTGACCGCCTCGCCGCCATCGAGGACATCCTGGGTGACGAGTACGACCTTGACGAGCTGAGAAAAGCTATGGCCGCACTACGGAGGGAGCAGGATGGATGATTTTAGAAAGTGCAATTTCTGCCAGCACTATGATGAATACGAAGGCTGCGAGTGGGGCTGTGATAATTACGAAGATTTCAAGCCCGCAAAGTGGCGTATGATCGAGTTTGCGAAGGAGCATGAGATTTCTGTTGCAGACCTGATCGCTCTGATCGAAATGGGGTAAACAGGAATGAAGGAGTACATCGAGAGGGCGGCTGTCCATGAGTTGATAAAGCGCATTCCAGGATATGAAATGTTCAGCTATGACCGTACGGAAACACTGATCGGCATAAGCCCTGATGATGTTGATTTTGGAGTGGATAAGATTCCTGCCGCCGATGTGGTGGAGGTGAGGCACGGGCACTGGATTGACTTAAATGCAGAAAATTCTACAGGGCCATTGTTTAAGTGCTCTGAATGTTCTCACTTACACAATCCAAACAGAAACGACTTGGACTTAGAAAGGGTTGAATTAAATCCATTATACTGTGATGCGTGTGGCGCTCGCATGGACAAGGAGGAAGAGCATGAAACATAAACCCTGCTACGGCAGATGCGCTCGTTGCGTATGGAAACACAATGGTGGATGCTCAGAATGGAATGGATGGGAGGACAAGCATGAGGCTGATTGACGCGGATGCTCTTGGCATTGGGAGATGTAGCAAAGACGTTCTTCCTGCCGTTTATTGTGCGGGCTGGAACGGGATGCTGAATATCATAAATGATACCCCCACCATCGACAACGTGCCTGTGGTCAGGTGCCGGGAGTGCCAGTGGTATAATGCGGGTGCTAATAATAGCGAGAGCTGGAGCGATTGTACGCTTCGATATGGGAAGCATTTTAACGTAGGCCCTGATGATTTCTGCTCCTACGGCCAGCGAAAGATTGAAACTGTATTTTCAAAAAGTGATGCGAAAGATGAAAGTTTGGAGGCAGACCATGATTAAAACTTGCGGAACCTGTCAGTGGTGGGATGATAACGGCGTCTGCAACAACGATGCCGCCGTGGTATTCCAGACCGGAGAGCACAACAACTGCCCGTTCTGGGAGAATTACGACGTGGAAATGTGGGGTGATGGAGCTGAATAAGACTTGCGCAACCTGCGCCTGGTACGAGGACTATCAGGGCGTGTGCTTCAACGGGGACAGCCCGCACTGCGCAGACTTTACCGAGCCAAAACAAAGGTGCAGGAAGTGGGAGAGAAAGGAGGATGGGCATGAAGTTTCGTAACCCGGAGACGGGGGAAGTGTTTGAAGATATGACGGCGGCACGGTTTGCGTTTTGCAGAATGCAATGTAAACCATGCCCGATCTCTTGTTTTCAAAACGAAGATGAAACCAGATGCGATATTTTCTGCTGTGATCACCCCCGCGAAGCCGCCCGCCTGATGGGGTACGAGGTGGTGGAGGATGAACCAGAGAAAACCTGTGATAGCTGTAAGCATTACAAAGGAAACAAAGTTTGCGGATTCAAGGATTTTGCCATTCAAATTACACCAGAGCAGGGATGTGCTGTGTGGAAACCGAAGGAGGAGGCCAACATGGACAAGCCAGACCAGCAGGCCAAAGCAGACCAGGGGAAGCCCTGCCCGTCTCTCTGCCCCGTCTCTCTCATTGAGGCCGTGACGGCGGTCAGAATGTACGGCACTCAGAAATATGGGGATCCGGACAACTGGAAGCAGGTGGAGCCGGAGCGCTATCATCAGGCGATGCTGCGGCATATCTTGATGGCCTGGAATGACCCATACAAACGTGATCCGGAGAGCGGATTGCTTGCCCTTGAGCACGCAGCCTGTAATATTGCCTTCCTGCTGGAGTTTTACAAGGAGGCGCACAATGGGTAGAAAACAAAGCGGACTGATTGCTCAAATTAAAGCGGCGTACGAAATAAAACTCCACAGGTCCATGGACATGCTCCTCCAGATGGCCCAGGACGCGGCTATGATTGCCGCCCACGATGTCCTCCAGCTTGGCCCAGGGCGCGCAGAGGATTTCTGTATCGCCTACCGGGAAGCTATCAACGACATGGCCCGGCGCGTGGTAGACGACCAGATGGACGACCCGGAGTTTGTCTACGCGAAGGCAAAGATTGACGAACAGATCAAGGCTATTGTGGGGCCGGAGAAATTTGCCCCCTGGGAGGTACGCTATGGAGAAAAATAGGTGCGCCGGGTGCAAATATTACCGCACAGAGTACAGCGCATCCAAGAAAGGGCCCAGGATGTGCCACTATTTACTGGACAATGGTCATGGACGCATTAAGGACGGAGACAACTGTTTGTCCTATGCACCAAAGCGAAAAAATAGACTTGACAAATCAATACTTAACGAATATGATAAAAAAGGAGTAGTATAACCTAATGCAAAATGAAGTCGAAAAAATGGAGATCGGTGTAGGTGCTATGTCAGAACTCCTACGAATGTTCTATGACTCTCTTGTCAAACAGAATTTCACACCAGAGCAAGCCATCCAACTGACCAGCGACTATATGAAGGCGGTGTTTGGAAAATGAAATACAGCAATCCCACGTGGGAGCCTTACTTCAAGGACATCTCCCCTACCCTATCAAAGCTCTACTTCCTGACCAACTCAGGGACTATCAGATACATCGTGGCGACTATGATTTTCAAGAAGATGTCTTTTCTTGAATGGAGGAACGAACATTGGACCTGACAAAATACGAGATGGAAACAATCTACAACTATAATCAGGAAGAACCTCTTGCCTCCTGTTATACTATGGATCGTGCTCTAATTCGCCGATTGGATGCACTTGCCGAAAAATACAAAGAAATTACTTTACTCAGAACGGGCGAAGGAATGCGGGAATATACTTTCCCTAAGAAGTGGATTAAGCTCCGCGCGCCAAAGGAACTATCGGACGAACAGCGGGAAAAGATGGCAAAGAGAGCGCGTGAACGATTTGGATTTGCGAAAGAGGGTGTCGACTATGGCGGAGGTGCTGAATCTGAAAAGTGAAGAACTGGTCGAAGTAGGAAAGCAGTATGCCGCCAAGAAGCGAGGGAGTAAGTCTGCGTCTGTGGAGGCTACGACCACTGCGACAAAAGACGAGATTAAGCAAATTCTCAACAACACCCTGTATTGGTATAAACGAGAGATCGTTAAGACCGACGAGGAATGCGCTGAACGGCTGAATGAATACTTCCAGCGACTGTCTGAAACAGGGGAAATCCCAACTGTCGAAAAGATGTGTCTTGCGTTAGGGACTACGAGAACGACTGTCTGGGAGTGGGAAAATGGGCGTGGATGCAGCTCTGCGCGCGCTAACATGATAAAAAAGAGCAAGGAAATTTTGGCTGCTTTGGACGCAGAATTGGTGTCCAGGGGGAAGATACCGCAAGTCACTTATATCTTTCGAGCCAAAAATTTCTTTCAGATGTCCGACGCTGCAACGCTTACTGTTATCCCAGCCCAGCCCCTCGGCGACTCTCCCGACCAAAAGCAGCTTGAAGAGCGGATCGCCGGGTCTGTGGTGGTGGAGGAGTAGCGACTATGGATCACGAAAAGACTGGCGACTATGGGAGAAGTTTCAGCGACTATCAAACGACTATTGCCAAAAATCCGTCAGCGACTATCGACTATAAGGCGTGCCCCCTGTTGCTGTTGACCTGGTTGTCTCTCCCGATTAATCCAAAGAAAAAAGATAAAATGCTAAGGGATATTGAGTGCGCCCGGAAGTTTTGCTCCTGGTGGGACGCCGACAAAGAGCGCTGCGCGGTGTTATCCATCGCCCGCAACAAATAATAATACCCCGGCTTACTCCATGACGGAGCGGGCCGGGGTTGTTTTGTGCCATGTGCGGGCCTCTGGCGGCTTCTACGGGCTGTTTTGCGGTGCTGGAATATAGGGACACTACAAAGGCTGTAAAACGCCGTGTATGGCCTGCAAATGGCCTTTACGTCGGTTTTGCGTTTTGGCATCTCCCCTGCCCTGCTGGACGCGGGCACAAAATAGCCGCCTGGAGGCCATAGGAGGCCACGCAAGCGGCGGGAAGCTGCTGGGGAGTATAGGGAATGCTGGACGGCCTGGAGGCCATAAAAAAACCCACCCCAGGTTGTCCCAGGGCGGGCGCTGGTGGTATTCAAGATTTTTTCGCCGTCTCCCAGATAATCATCAAGGGAAGGATTAAAATAAACAGGATAATCAAGCGGGGGCCATCTCCTCCCGGATTATGTATTTAATCGTCCTGTTATACAAGTCAAGGATCCCCCGTGCTTCGGCGCGTCGCTTGCAAGGCTCGGCCTCTCGCAACGTGCTATATAGTGCGCTGTATGGCTGCCACTTGTGGCCTCGTCCGCCGATTCCGGCATATACGCGACATTTCATGTCTTGCACCCCCTTAAAACGCCGGGGAATCAAACAGATATTCCCCGTTTGCTTTATATCCAGCGTTCCAGGTTTCCACAAGCTCCGCCGCCTCTTTCTTTGTGCTGCAAAGGTGGGCGACACGTAAACCGCCGATGCAGTCAAGCGCGAATTTGAGGTTTTCCCCGGCTTTGCACGAAACGACATAGGCATAATAACCGGGGCTGTATTCCTCATTTTCACGGGGAATAAAAGTTGTTTCATTGCGGTCCTGGCAGACCGTGACGGCCATATAAATTTTACTTATTGTTTCATTTCCTCCATTCTCCCGGCGGGCGGGTCAAGCCCGCGCCGCATTATAAATTTTCCAGTTCTTGCTTGTGCTGATGGTGTCGCCGCCGGGCAGTGCAAAGTCTCCTGCGCTGGTTTCTACGCGCTCAAGATATAGCAAGCTGTTTTCATTCGCGTATTCCTCGCTGATGCGGTAAATCCGGTTGACATACAAGACACCGCCGCTAAACTGGTACGCCGCGCCCTCCTCTGCGTTTTCTTTGCAAAGGATGGGCAAGTGTGTACAATCGTCATCAACGACAAAGTGGATGCCCTCGGTATATAGGGCTGTTCCGTGGCCCGGAAGAAACGCAACCCGGCGGCCCTTGCGCTGTGGGTGTGTTCCCTGGTAGTCCATGTATACGCCTTTATAATCGGCTCCGATGCGGTCAAATTCCGCCTTGCTTATGTGTAGCATTTCCATTTTCAGACCCTCCTCATCCGATTTTATCGGCCATTTCCCGGTGGTTGTACGGGATATATACGTTTTTGGCGTTTGGGTTTGGCCGGTAAACCGTGGCTGTCTGTCCGTCGTCTGTTATATAACAATCGACATATTCCCCATTGCAGAGAGAGACAAACCGCCGCGCGCTTTCCGGTACGTCGTCCAGGTTCCAAAAATATGGGCCGTCCGTAACGCGCTTTTCGTAGCACATGGCAGTAATTACTCGGCCCTTTCCAGCTGCCCGCATATCATGGAGTTGCGTATATTTGGGGTTAATTTTGAGGCCATAGATAGCCAGGAAACGGCGGAATCCGTTATCTGTGCGGTAGGCCGTCCAAGCCATGCAATTGCGCTTTACAACGTATTTATAGCCGCATTCGCTGGTTTTGCCGTCGAGATAAATTGTGATACTGATCATTTGTTTTTCCTCCTTGTCATGGAGAGCGGCACATGTTATTATGGGCTTGCCCTGGTTCGTGGTTGTTCTGGGGTTCTTTCTGCCCGTCTGGCCTTTGCGAGAGGTCAGGCGGGTTATTTTTGCGCTTGCTGGTGTTGCGTGATTTTGCGGTCAAGCCGTACAATAGCGGCCTCTTTGCTTTTTGTGCTTGTCGCGGCCAATCCTGTTTTACTATCTGTTGCAACGATCAAGTTATTGATGCCGCCTTTGTAATTGCGGTATGTGATATATATCATGCTGTCCGTCTCCCTTCTGCCCTGGTCACTATTGCGAGTAGTGGCCGGGGCTTTTATTGCGCCCTCTCTCGCTCAGGCTTGCGGGGCTGATCTGTTTTCTTCTGGAGTGTCCCGTCTCCAGGTTGCGCCTTGTGCAGGGTTCCGGCTACCTGCTGCGCTTTCTGCGCCGTTCCTGCCGGTTTACTCTTTCCTGCCCGGCCTGTCCGGGTGGCCTTGTGTCTTGCTGTGAGTATAAGATACCACAGGCGGCAGGATATGTCAATAGGTTTTTCAAAAAAGTTGAAATATTTTTCAAGTACAAATTAACCCATGCGACACACATATAATACAGAAAACCGGGTTTTCGTGTGAGTATACCCATGTGACAAGCCGGATTGCGGGCAGGTACACCCCTGGGGGATAGTGCAGGCACCCGACCCACCACCTCACCACCAAATTGTGCGACACGCGCAAAAAGACCATAAGCTTGAAAAATATTTCAAAATTCTATTGACACATAAAGAAACAAATGGTATAGTATAGTCAAAGGAGGCGGAACAAATGAAAATTGGATATGTTAGGTGTTCAAGCGTAACACAGAACCCGGAGCGACAAGAGGTTATTATGGAGCGGCTTGGCGTCGATAGGGTTTATATTGATATGTGCAGCGGGAAAAATATGCAGAGGCCACAGCTGCAAGCCATGTTGGACTTTATGCGAGAGGGCGATACGATTATTGTTGAGAGTTTCAGCCGTCTTGCGAGGAGCACAAAAGACCTTTTGGAGATTACGGACATTATGACGGCTAAGGGCGTTGAGTTTATTAGTCAGAAGGAGACGATTGACACAAAGACTCCGGCTGGCCGTATGCTGTTGACAATTCTTGCGTCTATCAGTCAGTTTGAGAGAGAGTGCATCCGTGAGCGGCAGCAAGAAGGGATTGAGCTGAAGAAAGCTCGCGGGGAGTATAAGGGGCGTGTTCCCATTAAGATTGAGGATGCCGATTTTGAGGAGCAATACAAGGCGTGGCGTTCAAAAATCATCACAGCAAAAAAGGCTATGAGCAATCTTGGATTAAAGCCGAACACTTTTTATCGTAGGGTATCAAAGTGGGAGGAGAGCCACGGGCAGTATGACCCGAAGTTGGATAGGTACTATAAGGAGGAAGATTGATGAACGAGTTAATGACCTATGTGAACAAGGAGTTTGGAGCGATTAGGGCGGTTGATATTGACGGTGAGCCGTGGCTTGTTGGAAAAGATGTGGCGGAGGCGCTTGGGTATACGGACACTGACCAAGCGATACGCAGACACGTTGATGATGAAGACAAGCTGACCCGTAGCTTTGACGGGTCAGGTCAGAATAGAGAAATGTATGTCATCAATGAGTCTGGACTGTTCTCTTTAATCCTGTCCAGCAACATGCCTGGGGCGAAGAAATTTAAGAGATGGGTCACATCGGAAGTCCTCCCAACCATTCGCCGCCAAGGATACTACTCCACACTTCCTCCGGAGGAGCTTGCCAAATTGGTGTTGCAAGCGGTAAACGACAAGTGGAAATTGGAGAATGTGATTATTCCGGCCTTGCGAGATGCCGACATTAACCAGTGTATGCTAGTGGCACAGTACATGGGTCTGACTGCTGACGAGTTCAGCAACAATCCGAAGCTGATTAAGAAGTCGAATAAGAACCTGAGCGCAAAGAACATGATTAAGAGTTGGGAGCGCATGGGGTGGCAGAAATACTCGATTGACGATTTCCCGGAGGAATATCGAAACAGGCCGCAGACCATGCTTGCGATTGATAAGACAAGCAGGAAGTCTGAGTGCTACGGTTGGTTTGCTGAGTATTGCGGGAAGATGTACTTTAATAAGTATGGGTACGTCAAGGTGATTGAGCAGATGGAGAAGATGGGCTACATTACTGATAGTAAAGCCGCAGAGTGGAAAAGAGAGTTGGAAACGCAGGCCCCATAAAATCGCCGAAAAACAAAAAAGGAGGTTTCGCCATGAAAGAAGTAGAGGCCCTGGACAAAGTGATTGAGTTCATTGAGATGAAGTTGGAGGCTTGCGGCTCGTTTAAGGACGGACCGGAAGGGGCTGCGCTAAAGTCGGTGATGGAGTACGCCTTGAAATTGCGGGAGGAGAGATGATGGCCTGGATCAAATGCACTGATAGGATGCCGCCGGAAATGGAGCCGGTGATTGTGACAGTTCACTATAAGGATTGGGATAAACCGATGGGTAAAGAAGGAATTGTACTTCCGATTGCATATCATAACGAAAAAACAGGATGGTGCGTTCCAGGTAACGGAGAAAATGACACTCAACCGATGTGGTATAAGTTTATAGTCACTCACTGGATGCCCATGCCAAGTCCGGCGGAGGATTAAATATGCAAAAACTGACAGACAAGCAGTACAATGAATACCAGAGGATGCTCCGGGATAGAGATGCCGGTAGACTACTCACTCCTGATGGCCTACGCATGATTTGCTCCGCACATGAATATGACCCGGAGAAGATCGGATTGCACTTTTTGACGGTGCTGGCGAACTGGAATAAGGTTGATGTATGAGATATATTCACTATGGATGCACCAGTTTTGACAAGTCAAAATTCCAAGAGATAAAAAACGAACCATACTTTTGCAAGCCAAAAGGAGGACTGTGGGCCTCCCCTGTTGATGCAGAGTATGGATGGAGAGACTGGTGTGAGGCAGAGAATTTTAGGGAATGCAGTCAAGACAATTCGTTTTCATTCGCACTGAAAGACGGCGCAAAAGTGTATCACATTCATTCCGTTCAAGATGTAAAGGCGATGCCGCAGGTCAATACTGAAATTACAACACTCTATATTCCAGATTTTGAAAAGATGCTCGCTGATGGATGGGACGCAATAGAACTTCATATGAGTGAATGCGGAGCGCTGTACTGGGCGCTATATGGATGGGATTGTGATTGCATCCTGGTTCTGAATCCTGATGTTGTGGGGGTGCGACAGTGACGGTAAAAGATGCCATTGAATTTGCGCAGAACGAGGAAATTGTGTGGTATGTTGGAGCATTTATGTTTGAGTACCATGCATTTCCAGCGAGAATAGTTTCTGTTGAAGCAATATTCCCAGAGAGCGAGGTTCCGTGTGTTGCAGTTGAAAGCATCGGTACGAACCAGATTGAAAAGTTATTAATAGATGAAATTTATACTGACGAAAATACTGCGTTGGAAAAGGCAGTATCAATGCAGAAAAAATACGGCCACGTGGTTATAAAGCAGGAACAGTACGATGAATATATGGCACTGAAAAATTCCAAAAATTAAATACCGCACCCCGCCACAGGGCGGGCGTAGACGGCCACAGGGTCAAAGATCGGGAAACCAGTTTGTGGCCCTGTCTTTGTTTTGGAGGGATTTTATGACGGTCAAAATTTTGGGAACAGAGTACACTATCACTGTAAAGAAGTACGACGAGGATGAAACGTTTGAGCGGCTTAGTATTGACGGATATTGTGACGGGCAAATCAAAAGCATCGTTATTTGCGATATGTCTACATACAAGGGCTGGGAGCACGAACCGAAAGAGACCATCGAGATTTCGCAAAAGCAAACACTTCGGCACGAGATAGTCCACGCGTTCTTTGATGAGAGCGGCCTTGCGTCCAGTTCGCTCGGTATTGATGGGCCTTGGGCCAAAAACGAAGAAATGGTGGACTGGTTCGCCTTGCAGGGGCCGAAGATTTACAAGGCTTGGCAGGAAGTTGGTGCTATCTGATGGACATCCACATACTGGTAGATAAAGCGTTCAAGCGCGATCTGTCGGATGCGTCAGCGCTGAATGACGCCTTTGATACTTTGCGCTTGTTGGAGCCGGAAGACTTCACACTAGCCCACGAGAAAAACAAAGAAGTCCGCCGCCTGTCAGCAAAATATGCTGCGGAGCGGACGGACATGAAGATGTTTGAGTTGAACAAGCGGAGTTTGCTGTTTGATGCGCCGTATGATTTTGATTGTTTTCTTCGCTACATTGAGTGGCAGAGGCCAAACGATAAACGATTCTATATGCCACGCAGAAAAGTCCTTCTTCCCATTGTAAATGCGTTCCAGCAGGTAGCGGACGGGGAGTTGGATTTGCTGACGGTTAGCCAGCCTAAGAGGACAGGAAAGACCACACTCGGATTGATGTTTGTTCTGTTCCGCGCAGGTCAACACCCTGGTGGGTCTTCTATTTGCTCTGGTGCAGGTAACGATCTGGTAAAGTCGTTTTATACTGGATGCTTAGATATTTTGCAAAAGCCGGAAGAGTATCTGTACTACGATGTGTTCCCAAAAGCGCGACTTGCGGCTACAAATGCGGATGAAAAAACTATCCACCTCGAAAAGAAAAAGCGGTTTGCCACTATCACTTGCCGGAGTATTGACGGTGCGTTGACTGGTTCCACGGAGTCTACGCCAGAAGGTGTAATGTACCTGGATGACCTTGTGTCTGACGAATTGGAGGCAAACAATCGAAACCGCCTCGATACCTTGTGGGACAAGGTACGTGGTGACTTGCTGGGCCGTCGCCTGGAAGGATGCCCGATTGTCGCACAGGGTACACGGTACAGCCTGTATGACCCTCTTGGCCGCTTGCAGGAAATTGCGCCTACAATGGGATGGCGAACTAAGGTCGTGGAAATCCCTGCCCTAGATCCGATTACAGACGAGAGCAATTTTGAGATTGTGTTGAACGGGAAACCGGCATTTACAACGGAATACTATCGGCATGAGCGCGAACTGGTAACGCCCGTCCAGTGGGCAAGCCAGTTTCAACAGGAACCGTTCGAGGCAAAAGGGCTGCTTTTCCCGGAGAACGAGCTGAACCGATATTTTGAACTGCCCGTAGATCAGGAGCCGGATGCTATTATCTCTGTATGTGACACTGCAGAGGGCGGCGGAGACAGCGTTATGATGCCCATTGCGTACATTTATGGTGAAGACGTATTCATTGAAGATTGCGTATTTGACAACAGTACGCCGGAGCATACAAAGCCAGAATGTGCAAAGAAACTTGTAGATCATAAAGTTTCTGTCGCTACGTTTGAAAGCAATAATGCGGGAAGTTACTTTGCCCGTGATGTTGAGGAATTGGTCAAGAAGATGGGCGGGCGTGTAAGTATCCGAACACGGCGTACTATTAGCAATAAGCAGACCCGTATTGAGATGGCCTCTGACGGAATACTCAAACACTTTTACTTCAAAGACAAATCCCTATACAAGCCGTCAGACCAGTATGGGCAGATGATGCGGGAGCTGGTGACATACACCCGAACGGGAAAGGTGAAGCACGACGATTCACCGGATGGTCTTTCGTTACTGGAAAACGAAATTCGTAATTTGACATGGGGCAAAGCGGAAGTTTTCCATCGCCCATTCTAATTTCTGAACAATAAAAAAATTTTATTGTTGACATTTATAGATAAATGAATTATAATTAAGTATGGGTAATTATGCCCAGAACAAGATCACATTTCCATTGTGTGTCGTAATGACGCAAGGCGGTATGAGTATCTGGCACCACCTCCTTTCTCCCCTCCCCCGGCTTGGGTGTCTCCTCCTGCATCCTTGCCGGGGAACTATGCCGCAGGATGTGCCAGCCGAAAGGCCGAGAGGTCGTACCTCTCATGCGGCGATGACTGTGGAAAGACACTATACCGGGTAGCCTAAAGCGTCTGACGGCCCCGGAGAAGGGACATGACGCCCGTCTGCTCATGGTGACGGAAGCGGTGGCGGTGCCATGACTTCCACCGAACTGCTGGGTAGCTTCCATCCGTGGAAGCCGGACGTATGGCCAAACGATAAGAGCCTCAACAGGCCCCCCGGAAAGCCTGAAAACAACCCGGAGCATACCGTCTTGAGGGCGGTATATATGTCGCTCCCGTCCGCGTGAGGGCGGCGGCGATGCCAGACGATTCAATCTTGTGCGCGGGGTGGATTCGTGAAATTTGAAATAGGCGCAAAGGAAAAGGACGCAATCGAACAGGTGCTTAACAAGCGAGGCGCGACAGAGGCCGTGGTCAAGGTTGAGCGAGGGGAGATTGTAGTCCTACAAGTCGAAAAAAAGAAGATTGTTTAAGCGCCCACGCAGTGGCGTGGGAACAGAGGACCATAGGGTCAACTACCGAGTATATCTCGGCGGTTGACCCTTTTTCTTTTGCCTGGAGGTGTGGGCTTGTTAGAAAACACAGTTGAAAAGACGATTTCTTGCTGGCCCGCAGACGGCTTGCATGGCCGGAGAAAAATTTTTACTGACAAGAAATCCATCACGCCGGAGAACGTGGTGGGGGTCGTGGAAAAAGCCCTTGGATACCACTGGAAAAACCGGATGGAGGAGCAATACCTTCTCGATTATTTCCGAGGTAAGCAGGACATTCGCCTGAAAGAGAAACAGGTCCGCCCGGAGATCAACAACAAGGTCATGGTGAACCGGGCCAACGAGATAGTCACCTTTAAGACTGCTTACCTGCTGGGAGAACCCGTCCAGTATGTGTCCAACGGCGGTGAAGACCGTGTATCCGCCCAGGTGAACACGCTGAATGAGTTCATGCGGGCTGAGAGCAAGGACACTAAGGACAAGGAAATTGCTGACTGGATGCACATTTGCGGTGTGGGCGTTCGGATGGTCCTGCCGGATGAAGAAGGCGAGGAAGAGGGCTCCCCTGTTAGTATCTACACGTTGGACCCCCGTGAGGCGTTCGTAATTTATCACAGTGGCGTGGGGCACAAGCGAATGGCCGGAGTGCTCCGCCAGCGGGACGAGAACGGCGTTTGGTACTCTTGCGTGTACACCAGTGATTGGTACTACGAGATCAAGAGCGGGCAGATTGAGAAGCAGGAAGCTCGAACGGTTCCCTATATCCCCATTGTGGAGTACCCAAACAACGAATCCCGCATGGGGGCGTTCGAGGTCGTGGTGCCTATTCTGAACGCCATCAACACCATTGAGAGCAATCGTGTGGACAGTGTTCAGGATTTTGTGAACGCCTATGATGTGTTCCAAAACTGCGAGATTGATGACGATGCCTACAAGGCGTTGTCCGCTGGTGGCATGGCAATACAGATTAAGGGCGCTCCTGGTATGGAGGCAAAGGTCTACCGTATTGCCTCTGAGCTCAACCAGACCAATACGCAGACGCTGGTGGACGACCTGTATGATACCGCCCTGACAATCTGCGGTATGCCGAACCGAAACGGCGGTAGTTCCACCAGCGACACCGGAACGGCGGTTATCTACCGGGACGGCTTCGCGGAGGCGGAGAGTCGGGCGAAGGACACAGAAAAGACTTTTATTCGGTCTGAGCGTGATTTCCTGCGGATTGTGCTCTACATCTGCCGGGAGACCGGGGATTTGGATTTGGAACTCAAGGACATCAAGCCGGAGTTCACCCGGAAGAACCTGTCCAATATTCAGTCGAAGGTACAAGTGCTCTGCGAGCTACTGAACAATAGCAAGGTGCATCCCAAGGATGCCTATGATGTGTCTGGCGTGTTTGCCGATGCTGAGGGCGCATACCGCAGAGGAATGGAATGGGAAGAGGAGCAACAGGAATTGTTGAACCGGACATTGAGGGATGAACTGAATGCCAACAGGGATGCGAATATAACTGTGGAGGAAAGAAACGATGATGTCTCCGTTTCGGAATGACCCGTTCAGCATGGTATATCAAGCATTTCAGAACCTTTATCCAGGAAAAGAGTGTGAGCGCTACTTTGAACCCGACCTGAAAGCGGACGATGGAGACAAGGCGTATGGCCTCACAAATTTCTGCGATGACGGTGAAATCCTAATTTTTGTAGACCCGAATGTGGATATTGAAAACGCGACGGAGATTTTTGCGCACGAGTTGGCCCATGTAGCCGTTGGCTACGATGCTGAACATGGACCGGAATGGGACGCCGCTTTTGACGCAATTCTCAATGAATACAACCACATAGGGGATGAAATGTTTGGGAACGAAGAAGGAGTGGTACAAACTCAGCGACCGGGCGACGGAGCTTCTGAACAGGAAAGCGACGAAGCGGTTTGAGGACGCCAAGGATGAAGCGGCGCGACACGGCTTTGATGAACTCAATGTGCTGGAAGTTACTCGCACGTTATATCAAGACCTCGCCCGTGATAATCAGGAAGTCTTTCTTGAACTGGCGCAAGAGCGGTATCAGGAAACCGAACCGCACGGAGAGGAACCGCCTGACTTAGCGTGGCTGCTGGCGTTGCTGGCGGCTTACAATGCCGTGATGAAATACCAGTATTCCAATGAATGGGAGCGAAAGCGCGACCGGACAGCGGAGGCAATCAATTCCTCAACAGCCAAAGTCACTGAGTTCCGAAGAGGCTTGATGTATTGGAGCCAGATGACGGGGTGGTTTGCAGACGAAGTAACAGACCAAGCGACACTGAAAGCATATCAGGATAGCGGAGTAACAAAGGTTGAGTGGCACACAGTCCTTGACGGGAGAGAGTGTGAAATCTGCAAGGAACGAGATGGGAAGGTTTACTACATCCGAAGTCTGCCACCTAAACCACATCCCGGATGCCGATGCTGGTATAGTCCAGCAGACAACAAGTGAATAAACGGGCGGCTATCCCGACGGGGAGAAAAGTGGAGTGCCTTGCCACCTGCCGCCTGTTCATTCTACAAGGCACTACGAAAGGCGGTAGTTATGTCAAAAATCAATATTGCAGGAAAAGAACTTGACCGAGAGGAATTAACGTCTTTTTGGTTGCGCTCGTGGGCCAGTATTGCAACAAAAGAGCAATATGAAGCGTTCAAAAAAATGGTTGAGGCAATGACGGACAATGAACTTTCTAAGTTTGTAGAATGTCTTGCTAAACGAGCAGGAAAAGAAATAACAGTAAAAGATTTTTATGCGACCCAGAAGAAATTAGCGGAGCGGCTTTCAAATGAAAAAACGGCACTTGGCCAAGTAGAACCTGAATTTTTGAATGAAGAAAAAAACAAAAACCTTTTGGAAAACATTAGGCGTTCTAGACCGAGCGATAGCATAACACTTACTTCCAAACAAGATAAACTGTTGATCGACTTATGGGAAGATACGGGAAATAAACCAAAAGGTAGAGTTTTCATTCCGTCCGACTTATTTTTCACAAACACCATCCCGCTACTTGATTGCAAAATAATTGTTGATGAAAGAGATATAGGTGGGATTGAGTGCAAATCTCGCGTTGTTATTTTTCAAGACTACGAAGAAAGGATAAGGCAGTCTGGGGAAAACGACATAACAAATGTTGGAGCGGTTGTTTTTCCAATGGAAACGAAAACCGCTGTTTATGGCGCAATTACATGTCCGCTATATGTTGTTCGAGGATTTGACTCCATTTTGTTTGGGAAATTTGGGTGGATTGGACTCCAACCGGAGCTTAGGGAATTTTGGAAAAAAAGAGTGAGTCTTGAGACAGTGAGCAAGATGTTCGGCTCCATGATGGAAACTTGGTATGGAATCCAAATTGCTCTACTACATCCAAAAGTGCGAGAAGTATTTGCTCATCCGAAAACAGAAAAAGAAGAAGGAGAAAATAGGCCGAGCAAGAAAAAGCGAAAAAGAGCGGTCAGATACATCAAAAAGCACATCGTCGGAACAGAAGAACTTGAAACAAAAATCTATGGAGAAAGCAAGAAGAAACGACACGCTCTTGTTTGGTATGTAATTGGGCATTGGAGAACATACAAAAACGGAACAAAGGTTTTTGTACGTCCGTACTGGAAAGGTGAATTGAGAGAATTAAAAATGAACCTTGAAGACAGAGAGCGTGAGATAGCGATTTGACATTTTGAAAATTTAAGCGGCCCAGCTGTTTGAATATCGTCGGAGATGACGTTAAAGCGCAAGCTCACGGAGATGTGAGGATAAAAAAGCGCACAACATGGGTGCAGAGACGCACTACTTAACAAAAACGCAAAGGAGAATTGATTATGCCTACCATCAGCACTGAAAACATCGAGGGATTTGATAGTATGACCGCCGAGCAGAAGGTTGAAGCGCTGTTAAAACTTGACCTCCCTGACAGTTCTGCGGAGCTTGCCAGAATGAAATCCGCACTTGATAAGGCCACATCCGAGGCTGCTGACTACAAGAAACAGCTCAAAGGGAAGCTAACCGAGGACGAAGCCGCCGCCGCCGAGTGTGAGGCAAAGTGGGCGGAGATGGAGGCCAAGCTGAAAGAGCTGGAGACCGAAAAGACCATTTCTACCTACAAGGCCAGCTACCTTGCCATGCCGGGATTTGACGAAAAACTGGCAGAGGACACGGCCAAGGCTTTGGCAGAAGGAGACATGAAGACCGTGTTCGCCAATCAGCAGAAAGCCAATGCCGCCTATGAAAAGAAACTCCGGGCGGAGATGGTCAAGAGCGACCCGAAGCCGGAAGGTGCTGGCGGTGGGAACGACAATCCCGATACCGCTGTGGAGTTTGCCAAGAAGTTAGGCAAGCAGCGGGCAGACGCCCTTAAAAGTGCAAATGAGGGACTAAAACACTATCTGTAAAGGAGAGAAACGAATGAAGATGACCAAGACTTCTGTCACCGGCACGGTGGAGATCCTTGCCGCTGACGAGTTCACCGCAATTCCTATCACGGTGGACGAGACTTCCGCCGTCAAGGCTGGCACGCCCATGACTTCCGCTGGCAAGAAGATTGCCGCGACCAGCTTTGCTACTGCTGCGGGGATGCTGCTGTACGATGTTGACCCTACCGTAAATCCCAATGGCGCTCTGCTGGTACAGGGCGTTGTGGACAAGAAGAAGGCACAGGCGCACTCCGGCGTGACGCTGGATACTACCTTTGCCGTCTCCGGCATCATCCTGCGGGACAACATCGGCGTGAACGAGTAAGGAGGGATACATAGATGGACCTGAGAGAAATTTTTACCCCTGCTGCGATTGCGGCCAACTGGACGGAGGTTGCCTCTAACCAGATTCCGTACTTGGGTGCTACCCTGTTCCCTGCCCGCAAGAAGGCAGGTCTGGACCTGTCTTGGATTAAGGGCAGACGTGGCCTGCATGTTTCCCTGATGCCCTCCGCCTTTGACGCTAAGGCCACTTTCCGTGATCGGATCGGCTTCGACAAGCTGGAGACCGAGATGGCGTTCTTCCGTGAGGGCTTCAAGATTAAGGAGCGCGACCGTCAGGAGATGCTTCGCGTACAGGAGTCTACTGATCCCTATGCCGCTGAGGTCATTGCCCGCATCTTCGATGATGCCCGCGACCTGATTGACGGTGCCAATGTGGTGCCCGAGCGAATGATCATGCAGCTTCTCTTCCCCGAGGGTGGCGATTGTGGCATCACCATTACTGCTAATGGTGTGGACTACACCTATGACTATGATCCGGGCGATGTGTGGAAGACCAACAACTACACTGCACTGACTACTACCTCTCTGTGGACTGCTCCCACCACTGCTGACCCGTTCGCGGCGTTCAAGACCGTCAAGGATGCGATTCGGTCTAAGACTGGCGATGAACTGACCATTGCCATTATGAACACCTACACCTTCAATCTGATGGCCGCTACCGATGCCGTAAAGAACCGTTATCTGACTACCAATGGCCTGTCCCTTGGCTATCTGACCGATGCCGAGGTAAAGGCTATTGTGGAGGCCACCTCTGGCCTGCGGATCGCCATTTACGACAAGCAGTACAAGGATGAGAGCGGCACCGCCCACAGCTTTGTGCCTGATGGTTATGTGTGCCTGATCCCCGCCGGGAACCTGGGCAACACCTGGTATGGCACCACTCCAGAGGAGGCCGACCTCCAGGGTTCTTCCAGTGCAGAGGTTTCCATTGTGAACACCGGTGTGGCTATCACCCGTGAGATTCAGAACCATCCTGTGAACATCAACACCTTCGCTTCCGAGATCGTACTGCCTAGCTTTGAGCGCATGGACTCCGTTGGCGTGCTAAAGGTCGTCTGATAGGAGGTGAGGCGGCGTGAGGTGCATTCCAAAGTATCGAGTTTGCTATAACGGAAAGTTCTACAGTTCTGGAGAGGCGTTCAATATTGATGCGAAGGACGCGGATGAAATGAAGCAACATGGGCGATTGGTGGATAACTCCATGCCGCCTACCCCAGAAGCAAAGAGACCTGGACGCCCCAGGAGGGTTGAGAATGGACAATCTGGCGAGGCTGAAACTAAGAACCGGGGAGGCTGATGAAGCTATCCTGGAGGACTGCTTGGAGAGCGCAAAAGCGGCAATCATGGCCAGGAGATATCCTTATCAGGAATGGCCTGACGAACTGGAGAGCCGGTATCTGGACTTGCAGTTTCGGTGCGCTCTTGCAATCTACAACAAGCAGGGCGGAGAGTTTGAAACGGCCCATACAGAAAACGGTGTTTCGAGGTCTTTCGGGTCCGAGGGTATCCCACAAGAATTGCTGATGGAGGTTACTCCGATGGCAAAAGTAACAACCTAATATTGCATGGGGACAGCGGGTAGCTACCGTTGGCGCACCTGCATTGCGCCTAACCCATTCAATATACCTATGCAGGAGGTAAATATGGCGATTGTAAAAGATTTGACCGGGCAAAGGTTTGGACGGCTCGTCGCCGTTAAGTGTGTTGGACGAACTAATAACGGAAACGCAAAGTGGCTATGCAAGTGTGATTGCGGAGGAGAAAAAATTGTAGCATCTTACGGCCTTGTGAGCGGGAGAACAAATAGTTGTGGTTGCATTAAAAGAGAGCAAAACCATCAAATGTTTACCACACACGGGGAGTCAAACACGAATAAGACCAGACTGTATAGGATATGGGCTGGGATGAAAACAAGGTGCTACAACAAAAACCAGACATACGCATACGGGAAATATGGAGCAAAGGGCATCGTTATGTGCGACGAATGGAAAGAGTCATATGAGGCTTTTCGTGATTGGGCACATGACAATGGGTATCAAGACAATTTGAGCATTGATAGAATTGACCCACATGGCCCGTACTCCCCCGATAATTGCAGGTGGGCCACAGACAAGCAACAGCAAAACAACCGAAGTAACAACCACATTTTGACATTCAATGGTGTCAGCAAAACACTCGCTGAATGGGCGGATGCGACTGGGTTTACAAAAAGCACCATTGAGCACAGGTTGAGCCGGGGATGGTCCGTAGCAAATACTCTGCAAACACCAATGCGCAAACCAATGAACGGAAAATTCATTTATATTGAGTCTAAGATTGCGGGGTGAGTCCATTCAGAAATTTTGTAGCCAACACCCAGCCCATATTTTTTAAAAACCTTGTTGGACAAGAAGAAATCGTGGATGAATACGGGAATCCTACAGGGTCCTATGTCCCGATTTACAGCGAATTGAAGTCTTCCATGCTCTGCGTCTCCCCCAACAAAGGTAGTTCTGAGGTTGAGCAGTTTGGTTCTCTGGAAGATTATGACCGCACTATGACGACGGCGGACGCTGACTGCGAGATTGACGAAGATGCGGTTTTGTGGGTGGACGGTGCTGATACTGACGGCCCATATAACTACATCGTCAAGCAGAGAGCGCCTTGGAAGAACAGTATGCAGTACGCCATCAAGCAGGTTACAGTTTCGGAGTATGAAGCCGAGCAGAAGTTATTTGCGGAGGCGAAACAGTATGCCAACCATCAAACTGAAACTGAATGACCAGTCCATCAATCAGGCGCTGAAAGACATCAAGGCGTACCAGAAGAAGGTGGATGCTGCCGGGGAAAATCTGACCCACTCTCTGACAGAACAAGGTGTATCGCTGGCCCAGCTAAATGCCTCCTACATGTCTATCTACGACAGCGGAGAGTTGGTCAATGGGATTGAAAGCCGATATGTCGGTGGATTTGGTGTTGAGTACGCAAAGGGCTATGTGATGTCCACTGCGCCGCATTCAAAATTTTGCGAATTTGGGACTGGAATTCGTGGAAAGAATAGTCAGCACCCAGAACCGAACCTTATTCCCGGCTGGAAGTACGATGAAAACGAGCACGGAGAGGAAGGCTGGTGGTACTGGAAAGATGGCGAATGGCACTGGACCGCAGGTATGCCGTCGAGACCGTATATGTATGACACCGTCCGGATGCTCCGAAACATGGTTGTGCCGACGGCGAAGGAGGTGTTGAAGTGATTGACATTGAGTCAATCGTTTTCTCAACGGTTGCCTCTGCACTGAGAGAAAAATATGACGGCATCTTTGTAAGTGGTGAGTTCACTGACCTGCCAGCAAAATTCCCCGCCGTAACCATCGTGGAGTCGGACAATTCTATCGTACAGCGCATGAGGACAACGAACATTGAAAATGCCGTATCGGTCATGTACGAAACAAATGTCTATACCAACACCGTCGGCTACAAAAAGTCCGAGGCAAAGGATATCATGGAGACCGTGGACGATGAGTTCACAAAACTGGGGTTTGCGAGGACGATGTGCAATCCGGTAGCGAACCTTCAGGACGCAACGATCTACAGAATGGTGGCCCGGTATGAGGCTGCTGTTGATAGAGACCTATGGGTTTATAGAACAACCTGAATAACACGCTGCCATTCACTGGAATGGTAAGACGACCACTGGGTCAGGGGTGAGACCCGACCTGTGGTTTTTCACTCCTGACTCAAATTTTTATAAGGAGTGATTTTTTATGGCTTCCCCTAGACTTTCTACTGCTGGGATGACGCTCCAGTATTGCGTCGAAGAGACTGCTGGAACTCGGCCTACTACGGGCTACACAAAGATCCCGGAAGTCAAGTCCATGCCCAGTTTCAACCCTTCCCCTAACACTATTGACAGCACCACCCTGGAGGAAACCGAGTATATGACCTATGTACAGGGATTGAAGGACCTTGGCGGTGCTCTGGAGTATGGCGCTAACCTGACTGAGGATTTGATTACGGCGTGGGACACTTTGATGGAGGCTTACGACACTGCCGTTGAGGGTGGCAAGCAGGTTTGGTTTGCTGTGGTTCATCCGAAGCTGACCAATGCGACATACTTTGTTGGCACCCCTGCCCCCCTGGGCCTGAATGAGGCTGAGGTGGATGCCATGCTGGAGACCACCCTGTATATCACCCCAAACAGCGCCCCCGAGATGGCGGCGGCTCCCACGGTGTAAGGAGGACAGAAAATGAGCGAGAAAGTGACAAACCTTCAGGAGTTTATTCAGCCTGCCCGTCTGACAGACGATCAGACCGGGCAGGTATATGAGTTAGATTTCAGCAAGGAGAGCGTGGTGTTTGCCGAGCGAAACAAGTTCAAGCTGGAAGACGCTATCGAGTTTCCTGTGACCGGGATGCGGGACCTGTTTTATTACAGCTTCCGCAAGAACCACCGGAATGTGGCCCGTGAAAAGACCGACAAGCTGATTGACCGTTGGGGCGGCGGCGTTCCCGAAAAGTTAGTGAAGCGGCTGATTCAGCTCTACCAGCAGGCTCAGGCTTCCAACGCCATTCTTGTGGACGAGGATGCCGAAAAAAACTCCGGCCTGACCCTGGAGCTGTAACGCGCCAGCGGTCATGTGAGGAAATCTTTCTTGCTGATTGTCCGTACTATCTCTCCATTGGAATGACATGGGACCAGTATTGGTACGGAGATGTACGGATGGCAGCAATTTTTAGGGAGGCTGATAAGCGTCGCATGGAGAGGATAAACGCAGAGGCCCATTTGATGGGGTTGTATGTGTATGAGGCTCTATGCGACGTTTCTCCTGTTTTACATGCCTTTGCAAAGAAAGGAACGAAGCCAAAGCCGTTTAGGGCGGAGCCGTATGGGATGTCCGATAAGCAGGAAGAAAAGTCCAAAAAACGGGAAGAAGCTGAACGCCTGCGCGCTGAAATCTACATGAAGCAGATGATGCGGGCTGGAAAGAATTGGGGAAAGAGAGGTGGCAACGATGGCCGTTGATATTGATAGCCTGCAAATTGAAATCGAAGCAACATCTAGCGATGCGGCATCGAAAATTGAACAGCTTGCCACCGCTTTGACCAATTTGAAGTCTGCGGCAAAAGGCGGGGCAGGGCTGACTACCACTACCAAACAGCTCCAAGCTCTCTCTAATGCGGCGAAGCTGATTAACGGGACAAACCTTAATTCTCAGAAAATCCAGCAGTTTGCCTCTGCTATGAATAGCTTGTCTGCCATTCAGAAGGCAAGCGGGTTAAATTCTACGATCAACGCATTGAAGAAATTGCCGGAGATCAGCACCGCGCTTGACAAGGCCGACCTTGGGAAGTTTGCCACGCAAATGAACCAGGTTGCTTCTGCAATGAGGCCACTGGCAACAGAGATGCAGAAGGTGGCGAACGGGTTTTCTGCATTCCCGATTCGGATTCAGAAGATTATACAGAGTAATTCGGCGCTGGCGGCTTCCAACAACAAGACGGCAAAAAGTTTTGGTGTGTTGGGGACTGGGATTAGTTCAACCGTGGCAAAACTTGGCGTTTACTATTTGGCATTTCAACGCATTGCAAATGTTGTATCTGGTTGGATTAAGTCCGCAAATGACTATATTGAAAATGTAAACCTGTTCCAGGTTTCTATGGGAGAGTTCTACGACGAGGCATTTGCTTATGCACAGCTTGTCAGTGACCGGCTGGGGATAGACCCGTCTGAATGGATGCGGAACCAGGGCGTATTTATGTCTATGGCAAACGGGTTTGGCCTCGCCAGAGAACAGGCATACGCATTGAGCGAAGGACTGACAGAGCTTTCTTACGATCTAAGTTCACTATACAACGAAGATGTTGAGCAATCTGCCTTGCGGTTACAATCAGCGCTATCGGGCGAGATTGAACCGATTAGACGGCTCGGAATTTCCATCAGTCAGGCAACCTTGCAAGAATACGCTCTGACACATGGGATCGAGGAAAGTGTCACGGCAATGACAGAACAAGAAAAGGCTCTTCTTCGTAGCCTTGTTCTGATGGAGGGTGCGGCTAGAGTTGGAGCCATTGGGGACTTTGCAAAAACTCTGGAGAGCCCCGCAAACGCTATGCGAGTTTTCCGCCAGCAAGTCACACAGCTTGGGAGGGCGCTTGGTAGTGTTCTGCTCCCAATTATCGTGCAAATTCTTCCGTGGGTTCAGGCTTTTGTGGAAATTCTAACGGACGGCATTCGTGCGTTGGCTTCTTTGGTTGGGTTTACAATGCCGGATTGGGATACGAGCGATTGGGGCTCTGGTATCACAATGGGGGCTGATGATGCGACAGATGCCATTGATGACACGGCAAAATCAGCCAAGAAATTAAAGCGTGAACTGCTTGGAATCGACGAGTTGACAATTTTGGAACCAACTTCTTCGAGCGGGGCTTCTGGATTGGATGAAGGAGTTTCTGGATGGGCAAGCGGGCTTGAAATTCCAAATATATGGGATCAGCAGGCAATTAGCGACATCCGGTCAAAAGCAGATGAGATTAAGGCGCTGATTCAAAATAATCTCGCAGAAATTACGGCCATCGTGTCTGGATTCTCGCTTGCCGTTGGTGCAATTTTGGCGCTAACCGGAATCAACATACCGCTTGGAATTGCCCTGATGGCAACGGGGGCCGCTGGGCTCGTGTCAACTGTTGCCTTGAACTGGGGAAGCATGGATTCTTCTTTGCGGGGCGTTCTCGCAACGATAACCGGTATGCTTGGCGGATTCTTCCTTGCCCTTGGCGCAATCCTTACGTTTAGTGGGGCGAACGTGCCAATCGGAATTGCGCTGATGGCTGTAGGGGCGGCAAGCCTTGTGGCGGCTGTAGCAATTAACTGGAATGGACTTGGAGGTCAAATTTCGGGGGCGTTAAACACGATCTCTGGAATTGTTGGAGGGGCGTTGCTGGCTGTTGGCGCAGTTTTGGCATTCTCTGGGGGGAATATCCCGTTGGGGATTGCGTTGATGGCCGCTGGAGCCGCCACACTTGCAACAACCGTTGCAGTTAACTGGGATTCGATGACGCCGGAGTTGAGTAGAACGCTCACAACAATCACAACATTAGTTGGAGGAAGTTTCCTTGCGCTAGGTGCTGTGTTGGCGTTTAGCGGTGCCAACATCCCGTTAGGAATTGGGCTTATGGTTGCTGGTGCAACAGGTCTTGCTACGGCGGCGGCACTAAACTGGAATTTTATTACCACAACGATCACCAAAACTTTAAAAGATATTGGAGCGATTGTAGGGGTTTCTTTGCTGGCGCTGGGCGCGATTTTAGTTTTGAGCGGAGCGGCTCTACCCCTTGGAATCGGCATGCTGGTTGCCGGTGGAGTAAGCCTGTCCTCTAGTGTTGCACTAAACTGGAACTTTATCACAGATAAGGTAAGCTCAATTATATCTGACATTGGAGATAAATTTAAGGCGTTTGCAGACAAGTGGTTATCTTTTGATACTTGGAAAGACCTTGGGAATAAAGCACTGCAAGGGTTGTTTTCTGGCCTATCCAACATCGGGAACAAAATCAAGACATGGGGTGGCAACTTAATTGCCGGAGTCAAAAACTTTTTCGGCATCAAGTCTCCTTCTAGGCTGTTCCGAGAGGAAATCGGCTTAAACCTTGGCCTTGGCATTTCCGAGGGTATCGGAGACAGCGAACGAAGCATTATGTCGGAGGTAACTAGAGCCGGAAACATGATGCGGTCAGCGCTGACCATTTCTGATGTGCCAAACAATTTCTCCGTTGAGCAGGCAACCAGAAACGTGCAGGAAATCACCGGGTCTGTCGTGGTCAGAAACGACAGCAGCGATTCGGACAACGGAAGCCTGGACGTGGTGAACGCTATTTATGCAATGGCAAGCCGAATTGTGACCGCCATCGAGGAGAACGGCGGCGACATCTATGTGGAAGCAGACGGAACCGCCACCCAGAACCGACGGAACCGGATGTATGGGAAAACCTTGCAGTATATCTAAGGAGTTGAGCGTATGACACTGGAAATCGACGGAGTGAATATCGTGCCATATATCGCTTACGGCGGTTTCCAGTGGCAACGCTCCGATGTGGACGGAGAAGGCGCGGGACGTATGTTAGACGGAACACTAGCGCGGAACCGCATGGCGACGAAAATCCGGTTGGACATTACATGCCGCCCATTGAAATCCAATGAGACAAGTATTGTGTTGTCAGCGATCATGCCAGAGTGGGTGTCGGTTACATACTATGACCCGCAGATTGGTAGCGTGGTCACAAAGACCATGTACTCCAACAACAATCCAGCATCGTACCTTATTAAACATCCTGACGGGACAGAGTGGTGGAGCGGGATCACATTTCCCCTGATTGAAAAGTAATGGAATACAAGGTAGTTATTGATACAACTGAATATACGGATGCAGACATCCGGTCTGGCAATATTGAACGTCCACTATTTGATGAGCTAGGCATTGGAAACGCCTGTATGGCAATGCTGAAAATCGTGTTCAAGCAGAAATCTACCATTCCTAGGATGTCAAAGATCGTCCCGCAGGCGTTGGTTGACGGACAGTGGGAACAGCTTGGCGTGTTCTACTTGGATGAACGGTCTGTGAAGCCAACAGGTGTTATGACCGTGGTGGCCTACGATTCCATGCTGAAAGCGGACAAGGTGTGGGTCCCCGATCAGTCATTGGAATTTCCAATGCCAATGGATGATGCAGTAGATGTTATTGCAGAGCTGATGGGCATTACCGTTGACCCCCGGACGCAGGTAAGCCATACCTACACCATTGACTATCCAGCCAATGATTACACACTGCGGGATGTACTAAAATTTATTGCAGTAGCAAACGGCGGAAACTGGACAATCACACGGGACGACCAGCTTCTTTTGGTTCCATTAGTTGGGAGTATGCCGCCTGAAACATATTACCTTATTGAAGAAAACGGATGTGCAGTCACGTTCGGAGGAGATAGGATTCTCGTATGAACGGAAAATTTTTTATAGGGCAAAAGGCTCTATCCCTAACAGAATACGAAAAGACGGATCCTATCAGTGGGGTTATTCTCTGGGTTGACGATGAAAACTTCTATGAGGCCGGAGACGAAACGGGCACTGTCATTGAGCAGGATTGCCCCTATGCATCCCAAGAGATGGCCAACAATCTTCTGGCTACTTTGCAGGGGTACACATATCAGGGACTAGAAGCAAACGGTGCAAAGGTTTCGCCGGTTGCTGAACTGGGAGACGGTATGACAGTAGGAGGTCTATACACCCAACTAGCCTATCAAAACATTAGGTTTTCGACGGGAGAAGTCATGGATGTAGCGGCCCCTGGAAGTGACGAAACCCCACATGAGTACAAGACGGAGGGCGAAACCACAAAGCAGTTTGCGCACCAAATCGCACAAACCAGATCTGAGATTTCAAAAACCGCCGAAGAAATCGGCCTGCGAATTGATGGGCTGGATGACCAATTCACAGAGCTGACCGTAACACTTGAAGGGGTAACCATAAAAGACGAATCAGGTCAGACACTCATCAAGGGATCCAGCATTGATACCACAACCATAAAGGCAAACTCCATATCTGCGGACAAATTGAACTTAACCGGTGCGATTACGTTCGGGGATCTGGGATCGGACGTGCAAAATGAAATCAACAGCGCCAAAGAAACCGCACAAGACGCATACGACTTAGCTAATTCAATTGATCTGCCAAGCTACATACATCGGACCTATATTGACAGCACCGAAATTCGTTCTCCGACAATTCTTGCGGGAGAGTTTTACGGCAATACATTCAATGTATATCCGCAAGAGGAGGAAGAGGGAAGTTTTAACCTGTATGGTTATATATCAACAGGTTCGATGCTTCAAATGTTATCAATCTCATACGCCTGGGAATCGGCTGCGAACATACATTTTGGTTCTCCGGCAGACGCAATTGCTTACTGGGATTTTGGAACCACAAGATTTGATGGCGATTCCATCGAATTTCGGTCCGGCACAGATGTGACGTTCAGTGGAACGGTTGATTTCTCAGGAGCAGATGTATATGGACTGTCTGTAGAGTCTGTCGAAGGCCGCTATGTTGATATTATTGCGGACAGAGATTTAACCCTTTCTGCCGACAATGGAGATTTGGTTATGTCATGCAATAGCGGGGATCTAAGAATCTCAGCAGCAGATGGGCAGGTTCGAATTTATACAGATGGAACGACATGGTATCTCGACAGGGACGGTTGGCATACTTAAAGGAGGACATATGACAGCAAAACAAAATCTTGAAAAGGCATTTGAATTGCTGAGTAAAATTCCAGTTGCAGGTCAGTATGTAGATATAATGGCAGCTGCGCGCAGTGAATTACGCACGGCATATAAACAGATTGAGGTGGAAAAAGATGGCGGACAAGACAATCGGTAGCCTCCCTGCTGCGGAGTCCGTAGACGATACTTCCCTGCTTGTCATGGAACAGCAGGGAGCAGCCATGAAGGTGACCGGAGCGCTTATTAAAGGATACGCCGCCGCCGCTGTTGCTGGGTATGTAGACGATGCAAAAAAAGCGGCAGAAACGGCTACAAAGTCGTAAAGGCATCTCAGGATGCAGAAACCGCAAGCATGGAAGCTCAGAATGCCCAGCAGGGCGCGGAGCAGGCCCGGCAGGCCATTGAAAATCTGGGAGTAGAGGGGGAGACCCTGGACCCGGGGCAGCAGGTGGCGGTGGTGAAGACCGTCGGGGCGGACGGCACGGTGACGCTGACCTTCAAGATCCCCCAGGGAGCGAAAGGCGAAACAGGTGAGACGGGTGCCCAGGGTAAGACAGGCCCCCAGGGCGTGAGCGTGACAGACGCCGAGATAACCGAAGACGGCGAACTGATCCTGACTCTAAGTAACCAGCAGACGGTGAACGCCGGACATGTGGTTGGCCCCCAGGGCCCCCAGGGCGGGCAGGGAGAGCCGGGCAGCAGCGTGGCCTCCGTCCAGCGCACTCAGGGCACCGGCGCGGCGGGCACCACGGACACCTACACCATGTACAACGAGGACGGGGAGGCCGGCGGCACCTTCCAGGGG